CTCTACTCAGAATAGCCAAGGACTTCCATTCCAAGGGATGGATCTCCCAGAGAACGTGTGAGGGGTTGACAAGGCACTTGAACCTTGCCGGCCCTCAAATACGACAAAACCCACAATTGGCCGAAGGAGGAAACGGCCACCAAGCACGAGCCAGAGCTCTGAAACGAAACCTCCCATCCTTTGCGGCAAGCTGGTCCCTCGCTTACGGATGCCCAAGAAACCCAACAAAACCACAATCAAGACGAATCCTGATCGGGTATATCAAATTCCTAATGGACTTCCTCAACGAAGGACCAGCCGCAGTCGCCAGAATAACGCATTACTGGCGCGCAAAGGCCCTTGGGGACTATGGAAAGGTAGATCCGGCAATCAGCCGGAGATACGGCCCAACAAGAGGTAAACAACCGCGCGACCTCCTCATTGCCAGTACACTCAAAAGAGCATATTGGCTAGACATGACATATGTCCATGAAGAAGCTGAGGCGGCTACCATCTCCCGTTGGGTCGACACTCCAGTCGACGACCAGAAATGCCTTCCTGCAGTCCTCTTGGGGGTGCGCCAATTCGTGGCACACCATATGGATCTCGCACAAAACTATGACCCGAACAAGGCGGTCGCTCCCTTAGCCTCAATGAGCGCATGCCTCGAAAGAACCCAAAAGAACGGGGGTGTCCGATACCAACTTTGCGAAGACGCTTGGCTTCATGATCGAAGATCCAGAACCCTCCAGGCGAACCTAGAAGGCCCATGGAAACAACGACTCAGCACAAACGACTTCTCAAAAGGAAGACCGGACGCACACGAACTCGGAAGTTCCTTCGAAGAATACTTAGACATTAGGGCGCGTCTTCCCGGGCTACACAGAGAGGTCCCGTGGTCCTTCCAATCCACACTAAGTCACTACGAGGTTTCCAGAATGTTGGCCACTTTAGGCAGCCGCGATACGAAAACAATCGCAATAACCGAGTACGGAGGGAAGGTACGGGTCGCCTCTCTCCACCCCGCCGGGCTTAGCCACTGGTCCGTCTGTGCCAACCGAAGACTCATCCCCTTCCTAAAAAGGTTCAGCGTCTACAGTCGAACACTCAGAAACCAGCAGATCTACCTAGAAGGGCGGCGCCAGAGTTCATTGTACAGCGCGGACTTGACTTGCGCGTCGGACTTCATCCGACATGACGCAGCGCAAGCCGTCCTCACCGAACTCACTCGTGGCTGGTTGCCCGGGGATAGGGAGGCAACACTCGCGACTCAGGGTCCTATGGTCACGAGCGCTGGTATAACCAACCGGGGTGCTCATATGGGTCTGGGCACCACGTGGCCTATCCTATCCATCCTAAACGCCTACTGCGCCAGCGAAGCTGGCCCTTTCGAATCGTTCGCAATCTGCGGAGATGATTTAGTAGCGTTATGGACCGCAAAACAAATCCGCAGATACGAAAGGGCCCTGGCCCAAGTCGGTCTAAGACCCAACTTGAGCAAGAGCTACACAGGTACAAGAGGCGTATTTTGTGAATTGCTCATTGAGGCCAAGAAAGCCTCCTTCGGCCCTGTCACTGCCACCTCCTCCCCAGTCCCTAAGCTCGCGGAAATCATCGCGGCCAAAGATCCATCAACCACCAAAAAGGCAGAGACGAACATCCGGCTACGACAAATAATCCGCGAAGAAAAGGGCATGGTGAGGAGAGCCGCCCAATGGGCTCTGGCTAGGGTCCATGGAACCATTCAAGGACCCCCGATCACGGGAGGAGACGGTCTCAGTAGCCGAGGGCAATCGTCTATAGCCCTCCTAGCCGCATACCTCAAGAGCGGACCCGCAACACACCAAATCAAGATCAGACCCTCCGAAGAGAGAGAGATACTCAAGAAAGTGGTCGCAGGAATCCGCCCCATCAGCACGCGAGAAAGGAAGAGCAAAGACGACATGCCACTCGCCGAGACATTAGTAGGTCTCCAAATCGCTCTAGATCAAGCCAGGCCCAATAAACACGGAATAAGTGGTTCTAG